TTTTCTTTCTTCATTAAGTTTTTCTTCAATATCTTGAATTTTTAACGCCGTTTCTGCTTTATTCTGATTAAATAACAATTCAAGTTGCTGCGTTTTACTTCTAACTTGTTGTAAGTCTTGCGCGATTGTTCCGGCATCTAAAGAACCAGAATTTACAACTTCGCCAAAAGCCTTTATCCAGAAGATAACATCATCAAAAGAGTTTTTAGCCTTAATGCAAAGTTTCAGAACAATAGATTTTGGGCGATTCTCGTCAGCAGTAGGAACTACTCTTGACGCGTCGAACTCAATAAGAGTACCACCGCCTCGATTCCCCGCCGCAGTTCCCTCTCCGATGAATTTAAATGCTCCATTTATTGTTTCTCGACTATAATCATCAATAGTAATTTGTCCTTTTATGTTTCTAATTGCGTCTTCTTGCGTTTTCCCAACATTTAACCCTCTTCCCGCATTCCGAATAAATCTATCTTCCGCAAGTGGCACTTGTGCGATTGATCCGTATTTAGCAACAAGGTGTGTATATAGTTCCGGATAACTGCTTTGTGTAACTGTCGATTGAATACTATCAAACGCAATCCATCCGTCTGGAATTTCGTCAAACGCAAAATAAGCGGTCATACCGACATCACTACGATGTAAATTTGGAATAATCTCACTATTCCCATTAGCGACATATAAATCAGGATAAGTTGCTCGATTAAACGTACCGCCAATTGCTTTTAAATAACCATGTGGCTTGGCGCTTTTATGAAATGCAACAATTGCCCCTACCGGCAAGCCTTTTTTCTCTGCCTCAACAGCCCGATCATACGCAATTTTCACTGCTTTACTTGTGCCGATTGTGTCCTCGCTGTTGCTGTTAACTGCTGATGATTTTTTGCTATTCGGAATGTAGTTATTTAGACTTCGAGTAAGCGAATCAATAAACCCTTTTAATGTTTTCACCGCCTTTGGCGTTGCTGCCATTTCTTCGCTATCACTGTCGTTGCCTGAATACAATTTCACAAGCCCTTTTTTGATCAGACTTGCAAGTGGCAATTTGTGCGTGTGTCCCGTTTTGTCGCGTGCGCTTTCTGTTGTGTCGTCTAAGTCTTTCGGCGTAATACCGAACCACGGCGACAACAAGCGACGGTCTGTGACTGCGCCCGTGCTGTCAATATCTGCGATAATTTGCACATAATGCTGTCTTCTCGCTGTGTCTAAATAGTCGCTTTTCGATTGTTTCAAAAATTTAATTTCTGTTTCGTATGCGCCCGTGACCGTGCAATGATGGACCACGTCAACATAGATTGAGCAGGGTAGCGACGCCGCTTGAATTGTCTGCGCTTGTTTAATCTCTGCGCGCACGCCCTCGATATACGCGTGACCCGCGTCGATTGTGTAGTTATTGCCCGCTCCGCGTTTTACTAAAAACGCGTCATCGAAAAACACTGCACGACCGTAAAGATCGCGGTTTGTTAAACGGATTTTTTCATCAATGCCGTGCAAACGCACTGTAAAATCGATCTGCCAAGTGTCCGCGCTCACGCTGATCCCCGTAAGCTGTTTAGCGCCGGTAAACTCTAATAAAACGTTACGCGTTAAACTGTTACCTTGTACATTGTTTTTGTTGCGTGTCTTCTTAATTGTGTCCGCTTGTACTGCTGCCGCTAACTTGTTCGTGCGTTTATTAATTAATCCAATCCAGTTAAAATCGAAATCGCCGATCTCTGTGCCTAGTGTGACTGAATAAACCACCGCATTTTCATTAATCACGCCCGCTTTACTCACCGCTTGACGATGTTTAATAAGGCTTTCGCTCGGGATTGTTAAATGCTGCGCTAAATTATCAGCAGTTAGATTCGGAATCATCGCGAAAATAAATTCGTCATATTGAATAACGCCGCCGTTTACTGTTTTTTCTGCGATCTCGCGCTCAAAATCTTGTGTGACTAAAGTCGCCATTTTTTCACCTTTTTTATTAATTTATTTTTATATAGTGACATTCATAATTGTGATCAAACTCGCCGTGCTTGATTGTTACCTCTGTTTTTGAAATCACTTCAAACGTGTAGCGCCGGCAAGTGCGCCCGTATTTCCGAATAATTAAATTTAAAAGCTCGTGATTTTTCGCTAGTTGCGAATCACTTAAATGAATTTTGATCACGTCCCAGTTTTCAACATCGAAACGCTCTATGATTTCGACATATCCAATCCCTAGTCGCTCGAAAATGCGAATAAATCCCGCTTTGCTGCCGGCGTCTTTTGCGTTTAAAAACGCATATTTCACGCGCTTTCTAAATAGTTCGATTGGCTCACCGTCGAATCGCTCGACGTCGCGCTGATACGCGATTAAATTTAGTATTTTCTCGCCGCACGTTTCTTCATCTAAGATATTAAAAGGGAATTTAACCGCGCTTAACACATACGCCCACCATTTTTCGAAAAGTAGCGCGATTTTCTGAAGTTCTCCTTTATCCATCCAAAAAGGTAATTTTATTTTTATCATTTCGCCACCGTGACCGATAAAGACTGAATCCGCGGGATCGTTAGCTCGCTTTTAATATCTTGCTGACCCCAAACTAAAGAATCAATTTCACTGTGTTTCACGTGAATTTCTTCACCTAGTTTCGACCAACTAAAGCGTGAAAACGGGTAAGTCTTCGTAACTTGATAATTTCGATTCTCACGAAATGCGCAGCGAATCATATTTTCCACGTTTTGCTTTATTTCGCCTTTTCTCACTTCACTAATAGCAATGCGCGGATCAAAATAAATCGCGCATGTAATATTGTGCTGTGTTTCCGGTATTGCATAGCAAATCAAATCGTCACCGTGTCCGTGATTTCCTTGTGTTTGTACGTAATTGTTGACAACGTCAATAAATGGCTGACTTGTTACGCCGGTATCTAATAATAAATACGCATTAGCGGTACCCGGACCACGTGGCGCGTCATGTTTAAAATAAATTCTATCAACTGACAAACCTGCCACTTTTGCAATCATGCTGCGATAAACTGAATCAATGTGATGTTGCCCAACACTCGCGAATTGTGTGCGATAACGTTCGCGCAATTCGTCGTTCGTTTCACGATCGGCGCCCGGTTTCGTCAACCAATCGTCTAAATTCTCGACTTTCACCACGCCCGGGATATTTTCTGACAAAATGCGATAGTAGCCCGTCGCCAAGTTATACGCCGTCCCCGCGTGTTCTGCTATAACCGGCACTGGCGCTGTTAACGTACCGCGCGGGATCACCGTGTTTTCAGTCACAGTCAATTTAAAAATCACGTCGTTAATTCGCTCCGTTTGAACCACTGTTCCCGCTTTGATTGTTAAATCTGTCAAGTCGCTTTCTTTTGTGAAATGCACCACGCCTTGCGCCTTTGTTGCATCTTTGAAATCTAACCCAACTTGCCACGCTTGGATCTGCAACCACTTGTCGCGGGCGGTTTTTACGAATAAATTTGGCAAAATCTCAACAATTAAGTGATCAGTAAGCCATTTCACCGGCTTAACCGCGATCGCGGTAATTAAGCGCCAAAACGGCGACATCCGCGACGTATTCGTAATTAATCCCGACTCATCTGTTAAGCTCTCAAATTCTTGTCGGATCTGCGTTTCTTCTGTCGGCAAGCCGTTTTCTTCTAACATCTGCTTAAAATCAGTCATTTAATACGATCCCTAAATTCTCAATTTTCCCAAACTCGTACGTTTCCGCCGTCAAGCGCAAACGCCCTTGATCTTCTTCATCGATAAAAATCGTTCCCGGCACTAGTCTGCGGTCTTCTTCAACAATTAAAATCATTTGCAAAATAATATCGCGTCTTAAAATCCGGCTGCGCTCTGCGATTAAAAGTGTTGCAAGCCCGCTTTCAATTAGCGCGTGTTTAATATCTTGCGCGATAGAAACGCGATTATCACAAATAACGGGCTGATTGCCGCTATCTAGCGTTATATCCTCGCCCTTAATCAATAAATCAAAATACAATTTTTTCGTCATTTATCACCCCGCATTCAATTGTTCGCGGTCGCGCATCCATTGCTCAAACTTGCTCGGATCATCTGCTTTCACAACAACGCCGCCGTGGATATTCACCGACCGATCAATATTTTGATTTGTTGTTAGCTTGCTACTTACTGAACCGCCGGCGATCTGTGTTCTCTCCGGTTGTGTATTTGAACCAAGCGCGAACACTTGCCCGCTCGTTTTTTGTGGGTTACCTGTTGCGCTGATATTGTTCGTCGCGTTTCTAGTCATCAAAATTGCATTTTGTAAAAAACTTGATTGTGGCTTGCTATCTTCAACGACGGGAATAAGCGGTATTTCAATTCCAATCACACCGCTCACTTTATTTGCTTGTGTAATTAGCCAGTTCAACGTATTGATAAACATCTTTTCAATTCCGTTAAAAATACTGCTAAAAATATTTCCAACGCCAGTCGCCAAAGCGCCGAAAATTTGTTTTGGATCGCTTTCTTGCCAGCCTTTAATTACGCCGTCCCACATCTCAATGATAAAATCTGCAACGTTTGCGAAAATATCTGCCATTTTCGCGATATTCTTCACGATTAATTCAATCACGCTTACCACGATTTCAAGCGATTTACCGACAAAAATTCCGACTTTTTCGCCCGCGCTTGTGAACGTATCTACTGAATCCGTTGCGCCGCCGAACAAGCCGAACGCCCAAGCGATAGTTTGCCCAATGCGTTTCAAGCTGTCCCATAATTTGCCGAACGCTTTCGCCACCGGCTCAAATGATACGCCGACGGATTTAAAGCCTTTCACCACGCCTTTAATAAATCCGAACAACTCCGCGCGGAATTTATAAACCACGACCACAATTGCACCAATCAGTGCAATCACCGCTGCAATCGGACTGAATAAAAAGCTAAATGCGACGCCAATCGCGGCAACAACGCCACTCATCAACGTGAGGGCGGCGGTAAATCCAGTAAATCCGATTAATGCACCGACGATATAGCCGATCCAGCGTGCAATATTTTTGTAAGTTGAAAGCCATTTCACAAAATCAGTGCCAAGATCAGCGATTTTATTTGCGATCGGCTCAATCACACGCAACACCTCTGTGCCGATTGCTGTTTTGATATTGTTCAACGTCTGCGAAAAGCGCGCCCAGGGATCGGTCATCGCTTGCGCCATTTTTTCCAAGTCGTCCATTCCTTTGACTTTTGACAAGTCTTCAATAGACCCTTTTAAATTATTCACTTTTGGCAAAAGCAACTTAATCAACGCCACCGCCTCGTCACTTCCAAATGCTTTTTTTAGCGCGTCGGCTTCTGCAAGCTCTAGCGTATCGCCGAATTTCCCTTTGATCTTGTTCAATATGCTGACCATATCCAACATATTGCCGTTACTGTCTGTGAATTGTAGATTTAACGCTTTCTGCGCGTTACCAACGCCCGCCAAAAACGCTTTATATTTTGTCCCTGCCTCGCTACCGCCCATTGTTGCCTGCAACGTTCCCAGCACCGCGAATTGCTCCGAAATACCGATTTTTGCGGATTTTGCCGACGCGCCAACGGATGTAAACGCCGCGCTCATACCGTCGCCCGACGTTTTAAACATTTTCACCGCAAGCGCGGTTTTCCCTGCAATTTCCTGCACCCAATTTGCATTGCCGATCGCTTTCGCGTCTTCTTCAAAAATACCGTACATCGTCCCCATATAGTTTGTGATTGTACTTGCGTTGGCTTTTGTGCCTTTCGCTAATAAGTTAGACGCTTTCGTAAATTCTGCTAATTCATCGCCCTGTAAGCCTGCGATCGAGGATTGAATATCATAAGAAGAACGAACGAAATCCGTCGCGGATTCGCCGTATTGTGAAGAAAACTCCAGCGCCGTGTCTGTGAGTTTTCTAAGTGATTCTTCCGCAACTGATAACGAACGTACCTCACCGATCGCGCGGTTCATTTCAATTGCGGGGGCAATTGCGCCTTGTAATGCAACACCCGCCGCCACGATACCACCGACGCCTGCGCCGATTTTGATCATCGCGTCTTTGCCGCGGTTGCCTATATCATCAATTGATTTCATTACGCCCTTTAGTGGCGCACTCACTTGATCGACTAGGCTAATTACATACTCCAAGCCCTCAACTGCCATATTAAACCTTTAATTAAAAACATTTCGCGATTCCGCTTGCGACTGCGTTCGCCATATTCTCAAAATATTGCTTGTTCAGCCAAAGCGCACGCGCTAAATTCTGTTCCGTGTTGTCTGCGTGTGGTAAGTAGTGCATACGTAAAGCAACGGCTTGTGATAAGCCGTTGCGCTCTATTGCACTGACACGCGCATTTAGTTTTTTACTGTGACCTCAATTTTCGGCACTAAAACTTTATTGACTGCGCCGGCGACTTGAATCGCCAATCCGGCAACGTTGATCACTTGTAAAAAGTCGTCTTTCTGCGCTGGATCGATGATAGCTAGTAAGTAATCTTTAATTGGCGTTACTTTGTTGCCCGAATCGATCTCATTGATCATTGTGTCGTATGCCGTGTTATCACGATTAAATTTAAAATCAACGCCCGCAACGTTTACAATCACGCTATCTTTCACGCCCGCGTTTAACTTTTCTAAAAGTGTCTGTGCTTGTGTTTTTTCCATTTTGATTTACCTTTTTGTTTCTGCTTTGTTATTAAAATCGTTTATACATTCGTGCGTGTTTTCATAAGCTATCACGCAAATCTCTACGCGATTGAGCGCGTTTTCTAACGCGTGCGCTAAATCGCCGTTTGTCTTAATCTGCACGCTTTCCGCGCGGCATTCCGTCGTTTGGGGGCAAATGACTTTGACCGACGTCGCTTTGTCGCTCGTTGAACAAGCGACGCACATCATCAGGCACATTGCCAGCGCTCCAATTTTTAACATCTTCACTTGTTAGCACCTCGTTTAATTCTTTCGCGCGCTTTTCTGCTTGCGCTGTTGCGTTCGTTAGTTTCTGCGTTAAAACTTTGAGATTCTTCTCATAGTTTTTAATACTTTTTTCTTGTTCTTTGTTCTTTTCGACTTGCGTTTTTAGCGTTTCCGACGTCGCTTTGTACTCGCTTTTGTAATAGCTCGCACCGATAAAAAATACTGTACAAAAGAACAGCAAAATAAAAATCAAATAATCTTTTAAATTCATTCAACTTCCTTTAAACAATGTGCTTTTTCTTTTTCGCGTCGAATCTGCAAACCTTTCAATACACGCCCGCCCGACCGTTTAAAGTCTGGAATGCGTTCACACATAGCGATAAAATTTTTATCTTGTGCGTGCTTGTAAATCGTTGTTTGCACTCGCTTGCCTAGGCGTGGACTGTAATATGTTTTTATATTTTCACACCCGACATTAAACGCGAGCGACGTCATCGCGTCGAATTGATTCATGTTCATGTAAGCGCCGTTGAAATGTTGCTTTACGCACATTTCGGCAATTTTTACGTCATGTGCAAAGCGTTGCGCAATTTCTTCGTTTGAATAGATTTTCCCGACTTCGATTTTTTCACCGCCTGCCTGCGTGCTACCAATGCCCACGGTTAACACGTCGCGCGGGCATTTATAACCCTTTCTTACACACCCTTCGGCATTTGCAATTAATTCAAGCCCGCGTGTACTTGTACGAATCTCTTTATCTGTTTTCACATTCGCAATAATCAACGCAATCGCACACGCCAAGATTAAACTGCTACTTTTTTTCATTATATTTTTCCCGCATGAGTTTTAACGTTTCTTCTGCGCGTTTATCTTCTTTGCGCTTGAAATGCCAATTCGTTAAAACAGTTAATAAACCGAATAAAATCCCAAAAATCGCGCCAATATCGCCCCAGCTCAATTGCGCAAAAACTCCCGCGACTGCGGAACCAAAAAAAGCGTTGTGTTCTGTATTTTTAAACATTGCTGATCCCTCAAAACTTTTAGCAAAACGACCGCACTTTATTATTATTGTTATTGTCGGTCGTTCGCTAAAAACTGCTGTTAACCTATTAGATCGCGCGTGTCATCATCTGACAAATACGGCACGCCGTTAATGCGCACGAAATCGGGACTTGTCACAAAATACTTAACTTTTTTCGTTGATTTTGAGCCGCCCTTTGGATCAATATTTAACACATCAGTGATCAACATCTTGCACCCAAATGCCTCGACTTTATCGCGCACACCGCCGCGTTGTGCAAAGAAAGTAAAATCAGTTTCAGGGATTGCGCGATAACTTCCCGCCGCTGCTGCGGCTGCTGTTAATTTCTGAAAGTTTTTTGAGTCAAATTCAATCTCACCTTCTGCGCCCACATCACCAGAAACCCAACCGTCAGGGATTCCGCGCGTTTGCGCCACCGCTGAATTGTCTGTAATACTCAATGTGATAGATTCTGCGTGCACTGGAAAGCCCAGCACGTAGAAATCAAAGCTCATTCCGCTGATTCTTTCCATTCTCTTAATCTCCTAACGTTTCTAAATCTAAGAAAATATTTACCGTGATTTCTTTCGGGCAATCGTACGGGCGCACTTTAATGTAGATCGTGACTTTAGTTTTGCTATGCCAAACGATAGTTACTGCGTCATCTTTTGGCGGCATACACTCACCCGGAAATTCTTTGCCGTTCACTGTTGCTGACTTGCTCATATCTCGCATAGGTTTTGCGAAATAGTTTTTATGAAATTCAGTGCTAGACGCTGTCGAATTGAACGAACGATCCGCGATTTTTTGAATCGCTAACAAGCGAACGCGGCGCGCCACTTTGTCAACTACGCGAACGTTTTCGATCACTTGATAATCGCCGCCCTCTACATCAAGCGTGCGACCATCCGCCCAGTAATACCCGTCATAGTCGGGATACCACATCGGCACAGAATAGCGCGCTTTTTCAAGCGTTTTTAAGTGTGACAAGTCAAGCAAAGTGCCTTCCTTGTCTTTTGGTTTTTCTGCGTTGCCTAAATCAATCAGTGCGCCAGTTAAAACGCGCGCCGGACTGTCTGCGACTGTCACCGTGCGATTAGCCAAACGACCCGCGATCACGCCAACTTCATTGCCAAAAAGCAACGGCACAAGCATTACATGATCCGCTACAACTGTTTGTTGTAGTGTCGTCAATTTCTGCACATACTGCGCCCACGTTTCACCGTCGCCACTATCTGGATTTACACCCGCAATGGCTTGAATGAAAAACGTTCTGCGCCCAAGTTTTGTTAATAACTCGATATATAATTCTTGCAATTTATTAATTGCGTCTTTATCGACGCCCGTCGCGTGCGTGTTTACTGCATATTCAAATGACGCGACTTCGTTCGCTTTTTTCACTGCTGCGCTAAAGTCGTAGCTATCCTGTGGCACTAACATCACGTGTGCGATCCAGTTTTGACCCGCATTTAGCATTGCCGCGCGCACTTGCTTTTTAATTTCATCAGCACCGACGCCAAAAACTTTTTCAAAATCACTGTCGGGGGTCACGCTCGTGAGTTTCGTTTCTCGCTGCGTTGTGACCCCGACAAATAGCGCGTGTCGCTCAATTTCTTTCACTTCACCGCTCAATAGATTAAGCGTATTAATCTGTACACTCGGGAACATTTCTTGATCCTCTTATTGTTATTTTTCAATACCCGAAAACTTCAAAATAAACTCTTTCAAAATCTCGGCGTTTTCTTTGTCCCGTTCATCTAAAAACGGGCGTTTCTCTGTCGGAATAATCCATTTTGTTAAACCTTTTCCCTTGCCTTTTCCTTCTTTCTCTTGAAAGTAGCGGATAAGCAAGCTCGCTTTTGCGCGTGATAGCGTCGCGACAATCTCGCGTGCGCTCGGTCTGCGGTAGCGTTTTTTCCCGCTTTTCGTTGTACCGCTTGGCACTGTATACCCAAGATCGCGCAACTTTTTCGCTTGTCGCATTGTCGCGGGATCTTTCGCTGTGCCGCTTTTCTCTTTCTTAAAATCCCGCTTTTCAAATTCGTGACCCAGTCCGCGTTGGTGTTCTTCTGCGATCTTCGCTGTGCGTTTTTGTTTATAGTGCAATCGCGCTTTATTTGCTGTTTGCGCTTGTGAATTTAAGAGTTTCGCAATGCGTCGCAACATCTTCGCATTGCCATTTTTTCTAGGTTTCCAGCCTGAACCCGTCGGGGTTCTTTGATTGCTTGCACTTTTCACCGAACGCTTTTTCATTTCTTGAAGTGTTCGGATTAAAATTTCTTTTTTCTTCTTCGGCGGGATTTTCAAAAGCTCTAAATCTTTTAAAAAATCGCGTAAATCGTCGGGATTCACGCCCATTTTGATTGCCGGTTTCATAACGTGATCATTTCTTTCAATGCGTTATCGTGCTGCGCTGCGTTGTCTTCTTGCGCCTGTTTCGGCGCGGGATAGACAAGATCAATGCTGTTCACGATATTAATTTCGATTTCATCAAGTCGATATTTCTTGCCGTCAATTTCAAGATCGCCCGCGTCGTCTTCGACTGCGGTCAAAGGCTCTTGGAAAGAGATTGTGAACGTGAGATCCGCCACGTCGTCGTTGATAATCTCAAGTTCAAACGGCGTTTCATATTCATCTAGCACGTCGCGCAAATAGTCGTTTTCATTCAGCCAAATTTGAATATCCGCCATTATTTTTTGCGCTGAAATTTCCCTAAATGGGAACTCATCAAAGAACAAAACGGCGTCATATTGAATATGCGCGATCTCAATTCCGGCGTCTGTGACGCGCTTGCCTTGATTGAGTAATTTTCCGTTCTCGATCCACGCGTGAAAGTGCGCGTGATAGCGTGCCGGCAACTTCGTAAGCAAAAATTCGGTTAATTGTTGATAAAGTATTTTTTCATAGTAAATGCACCGATCCCCGCTTTTTGCCTTTTAACGTGCGAATGGCGCGCGTTGCCTCGGCTAATAAACTTTTCTGTTCTTCCACGTAGTCACGGTTCTGATGAATTTCGCGCGCGGATAGCGCGAAAAATTCAGGCAATAGATCCGCTTTTGCCCGCGCAAATACTGCTTTTTTATACAGTGTCTGCGCGGGGTTTTCGTTGTTCACTGTGCTTTGTGCGATTTCTTGCACGTTGTTAATGCCGCGCGCTTTGTAGCGCTGTTCGACATCTTTTAAATCCAGCGCTAATTCTTGCATAGCTGTGATTAGCGCTGATTTAACAGTTTCAACCGGCATTTGTAGCGGGATATTTCTTTCTTTTTGAAATTCCGCAATATTAATATGCGCCCAGAATCCACTGTTTAAAATTACAGTGCTTTCTAGCTGTTGATTTCTGCCGTTGAACATTCTTTTACTTCTTCGTTAAGTTGCCCGCGTCTTAACTTTTTAACGACTTCTGAAAAATTAATTTCGACCGTTTCTAAGCCAAGGGCGGGCAGTGGGGTAAGCTCGTTCGGGGTAAATTTCCCTTCCTTTTCCAATGCGCTAAGGCGCATATAGCAGCGCTCGATCATACTTTTCACGCCGCTTTTGTGATTAAGCTGAAACGCTCTAATACACAATTTAATTGCTAAAATCAGGCTTTCGGGGTCATCAATTCCCGACGCCTTTACTTCGCCGTTGTCATTTCTTAAAAGCAGTGCCGCAGCCATTTTTAGCCATTTTGATTTCACTATTTCGTGTAGCTGCCACTTCGTCGCCACGTTTTCAAACACTTGTGTAAAATATGGCTCAACCGAACCGCCCGCACTTGCTGTTTTATTCGCCCAGTTAAAGATTTGATCAGCGACAAAATTTGGTAAAGTTGAATTAAAGCGCGCTGGCAAACTTTGTTTTTGTTCGATTGCAATTTCAGACAATGCCAAAGCTTTGTCGAAATCGCCCACATCAAACAAATAGATAATGCAATAAGCAAAATAATCATTCTGATAGACCGCCTTTTTCTCTAAATATTCGTCAACAAACGGCAACCACTTCGGCAAAAAGCGATTGCGCTTGTGTTCTGCTCTAAGCTCAAGCGTTGGGATCGCGCGAATTGCGTTAACATCATTCGCAAGCGCGATTTCAAGCACTGTGTAATCGTTGCTATGCTGTACAACGACTTCGCTTTGTAAAGTGCCGTCATTTTTCGCTTGCTCTATCTGTTGTAAAGCTCTGATTTGCTCTTGAAATTCTCGCACGCCCATTTTCTACTACTTCCAAGTACCTTTTCCGCTTGATAACTTCACTTTTGTGAAGTCAACCGCCATAAATTTTCCGCAATCTTCTACCGCGTAAGCCTCGTTACGATAGTAAGAATCACGCACCGCTTTTTTGTCGTCGTCGTCTTTCATTCCGCGACGCATTGAACCTTCTTGCGTGTAGATTGAAAGATTGCTCAAGCTAGTCACGATTGCCGCACGCGGTGGCATATTCGGCACAATCATCGCCGGCATACCGCCAAACGATTTCATCAAGTCGTGCGTGTTTAACGCCGCTTTTTCGGTCGCAATTAAGCCGTTACCTTTGTAAACAAGGCTTGCCTCTTTCGCCACCAAGTCCGCACCAACCAAGAACACAAGATCGCCCGCATCGCGGTGGCGTGCGTCTAAACCTTGTTTCAAGTCATAAGCTAACTCGTCAAGATTTACATAGTCTGCACCTTCGCCAAACAAGCGAATTTCGCCGCTTGTTGCGCCTTGCGTTAAAATCTGCGTCGCCTTGTTTTCGCGCACAAATTGAATCCAGCCTTTATTCACATCAGCCAAATTCGGATCGCTTGTATCTGTACCGACGGACGTGCCATAAAAGCCGATTTTGATCATATCTAGCGCGATTTGATTTTGTACAAACTCTGCATACAATGACGCGAATTTGTCTTTTAAATGCCCCCATTGGTCTAACTTCGCCCACGGGATTAGCACGCCTGAATCTGTCGGCTGACATTCATAGACATAACCTGACGCGTCCAGCGTTGCTGTATAGCGTCCGTCTGTCTTGCGCCCCGTAATGCCTTTTTCTGTCGCACCGTAGATCAATTGCCCTTTAATATCTTTCACTAAAACACAATTGATTTTTTCTAAGAAGTTAGAACGTTGTTGAATTGCGCCAAGTAAAACGCTTTCTTTTGGTGCCTCAATACTAAATTGCTTGCCCGCGATCGCTAAATCAGGGTTTGCGCCGTAAAATTCGGCTGCGTCGCCGATTAAACTGTAAAATAATTCTTGTGCTGTTTTATTCATTTTTAAATCGCCATATTGAATTTATTCTCTACCGCCGGCGCACCGTTCGGCACTTGCGTCACTTCTTGCGTTAACGCTTGATTAAACTTATTGCCCAAGTCTTCCACTTGTTTAATAAGCGCACTAAATTGCTCTGCGGTTACGCCAGTTTCTGCCGTTTTTTCTTCCGCTTTTGGCTCTTCCGCCGGTTTTGGTGGTTGCTGTGCATTAAAATGCTGGTCGATTTTCTCGCCCAAACCTTGCACCGCGCCGATCAGCTTGTTGAACTGTTCTTCGGTCATTTCTTTTTCCTCTTTTTTATTGTTATTTTCGGGATTGATTGCGGGATTTTCTGCTGTTGCGACTTCTTCAGTGCTAAACAGCTTTTTCCCAAGATTAAAAAATTTATTTAAAAGATTTTCGCGCGTTTCATCTTCTGAAAACGTGACTTTTGAAAAGTCTAATTGCTCGCAATTGCCGACTTTTACACTGTCATTTTTAATTCGCTTTGAAAAATTGAGTTGGGTTGTGCCAAGGCTTGCGGGTTGATCTGTAAATGCTAAACCGCTCAAATACGCTTTGCCTGTATTTGCAAAATTTGGCGTGATTTCAATACTTGTAAAAAGCCCTTGCCCATCTTTGTTTAATTCGATCATCTCAAGCGACGGGGCAATACGTGCATATAAGCGGGTTTTTCCTTCTTCGCCGTCTTCCGCTTTCACTTCAACAACACGACCAAAATTGCGCCAGCGCCAGTGCTCCCACCAAATGACCGCCGTATATTTTTCGGGGTCGTAGGTTTCCGCCATATCTTTGAGATCTTGCGCGTCAATATGACGACCGTCGATCGTATTTCCCGACGTCGCCACGCATACAAAATCTGTAATTAATTCGGTTTTATTTCCCATTTTTGTTTACCTGAAATTTGCATAAAACAAATGTATTTGCGCTTAGTCTTACGAATTTTTTTGAATAAATCAGCAAATTAAAATTGGATATGTTCGGTTATCGGCGGTTATCGTTGAATTGTTGTTATATAGCTGATTTTCTTATGATTAAAAGCCTTGTTTTTACTGCCAAAATAGCCCGAAAACATAATAAAAAAGGGTAAAAATGACGGCAAAGCTAAGAATAAGAAAATCAAACCGCTATGACGATGAAATAATCTACTCTGCAAAATTTCTTTATTTGAAGAAATGGACGCCGAATGAGATCGCAAAAGAACTGGGCTTAAATTCTGCCCGCCCTATCTACTATTGGGCGGAAAAATATAATTGGCGGAATCTAATTAATGAAAACGGCATTGAAGAACTTATCGCGCTGCGCATTATTACGCTCACAGAAAGAGAAAATAAAACAGATCAAGAAATCAAAGAACTTGAGGCATTGATCGATAAAGATATTGAATACAAAAAACAACGCGCAAAGAAAGCAGCCGGCGCGCAAAAAAGTGCGGTTACTTTTTCAGAAAGTTTTGGCGATTTTGCGGATTCTGGTGACGGCAACGAAAGCAAGCAAAAGAAAAGCAAAAAGCGGGCTAAAAATGACATCTCGCATGTTACACCGGAAATGGTACAACCGTTTATTGATAGCCTGTTTGACTATCAAAAGCACTGTCGCGCGAATAAACATCATAGCGTGCGGAATATTCTTAAATCGCGACAAATTGGCGCTACGTATTATTTCGCGTTTGAGGCATTAGAAGACGCGATTTTCACTGGCGACAATCAAATATTCTTATCTGCGTCTAAACGACAAGCCGAAATTTTTAAAACGTACATTATCAAAATGGCACGGCAATATTTCGACGTGGAACTAAAAGGCAGTCCGATTATTTTAAGCAATGGGGCAGAATTGCACTTCTTAGCGACGAACGCGAACACGTCGCAAGGGAATAGCGGGCACGTTTACGGCGACGAATACGCTTGGATCAGGGATTTTGAGCGATTCAACACGGTATCGTCGGCAATGGCGACGCATAAGCACTGGCGTGAAACCTACTTTTCAACACCGTCATCTAAATTTCACCCCGCCTATGCGTTTTGGTCGGGCGATATGTGGAAAGAAGGCGATCCAAAACGCAAAAATGTAGTTTTCCCAAGCTTTGAAGAATTGCGCGACGGTGGGCGTGTATGCCCCGACGGCACGTGGCGCTACGTCATCACTATTGAAGACGCGATCAAGGGCGGCGCAGGCGTGCTTTTCGACATCGACGCGCTTAAACAGAAATATAGTAAATACGCGTTTGCCCAGTTGTTCATGTGTGTTTGGATCGATGACGCGGATTCTATTTTCAATATTAAAAAGCTATTGAAGTGCGGCATAGATATTAATAAATGGAAAGATCACAACCCGAACGACGCACGACCGTTTGGGGCGCGTGAAGTGTGGGGAGGGTATGATCCTGCGCATAGCGGCGACGGGGCTAGCTTTGTGATTGTTGCACCGCCTGCACTACTGAAAGAAAAATACAGAGTATTGGCGCGCTACCAGTGGAATGGGCTTTCTTATAAGTATCAAGCGGCGCAAATTAAGCAGTTATTCGAAAAATATAATATGACGTATATCGGGATCGACGCCACCGGCGTGGGCTACGGCGTTTATGAACAAGTAAAAGAGTTTGCGGGACGCAAAGCTGTGCCGCTTGTTTACAATCCGGAATCAAAAACGGAAATGGTGCTAAAAGTCCACGACCTGGTGGAACACGAGCAAATAGAATGGGACGAAAACGAATGCGATATAGTGCCTTCGTTCTTAATGATTAAGCACACTTCAACGAAAAGTGGCAATACGATGACGTTTGTCGCAGAAAGAACAGTAAAAACACAACACGCGGATGTATTCTTTGCGATTGCGAACGCGATCAACAATAAATCACTAACAGATAAGCCGCGTCGCAAGTCGCGTGGCTGGAGAATGTAAAAAAATGGCTAAAAATAAACAAAAAGACGTAAAAAGCACGTCGATTATTTCAATAAATGGTTCTGATTATTCTTATTCTGCCGCGCCCGCGTTGGATTATGTGGGACTTATGCACGATGATATTTATAACTGCTTTATGCCACCGATCAATCGCCATGCGCTCGCCAAGTTACCACACCAAAATGCGCAGCACGGCGGGATCTTGCATAGCCGCGCAAACATGGTTAGCGCGGGCTACGTGGGCGGTATATTATTATCAAAAATGGATATGCGCGCGCTCTGCTTGAATTTAATTCAATTCGGCGACGTCGCGTTGTTGAAAATTCGCAATGCGTTCGGGCAAGTTGTGCGCCTGCACGTGCTGTCGTCACTTTATATGCGGGTTTGCAAAGACGGCAATTATAAATATTTAATGAAAAAATCGCTTTATGATACAAAATCTGACATCTACGAATACAACAAAAATGACGTTATTTTTATTAAATTGTATGATCCAATGCAACAAGTTTATGGCTCACCGGACTATGTGGGCGGGATTACGTCTGCGCTTTTAAACTCTGACGCAACAATCTTCCGACGTCGCTACTACTCAAACGGGGCGCATATGGGCTTTATTCTTTACTCAACCGATCCCGATATGACCGAAGAAATGGAAGACGAGATCGCGGAAAGAATCCGCGATTCAAAAGGCGTGGGGAATTTCCGCTCAATGTTCGTTAACATCGCCGGCGGTCATCCGGACGGCTTGAAAGTTATTCCGATCGGCGATACGGGACAAAAAGACGAATTTGCGAATATTAAAAACATTTCCGCGCAAGATGTGCTGACGTCGCACCGATTCCCACCCGGTCTAAGTGGGATTATTCCCGTGAACACGGCGGGGCTTGGCGACCCGCTCAAAATCCGTGAGGCATATCAAGCGGATGAAGTTTTACCGCTACAAGAGATTATCGCTGAATCTATTAATTCAGATTATGAAATTAAAAGTTCATTAAAAATCAATTTCAAACAACCGGAAAAAAGGG